TTGGTTCTCTAAAAGAAAATAGCGATGGATGCAAAGTTGTAGGTGAAGATTTCATGTTAGCAACTGCTGCAGATATCGTTGCTGATCCATCAGCACCTGATGCTTTTGTCTCAGGAATAATGGAAGGAAAAGAGTGGGTTTGGGAAGGAGGAATCCTCCGCGAATCTCTCGCATCTCAAACAAAAAAACATATTAATACATTAGTAGATCAAAAAAGATTAGAAGAACATAAGTTGAATTTATTCAATGATTTTCTTTCAAATCTATAAGTTCTATAAATAAATGTAGATTAAAATACAAATCAATAAAAATGTCCGTTGGCAGTAAATTAGACAAAATGGAAAACATCGAAGAAAACGTAGTAACCAAAGGTGCAAAACCTGCGGATCCTATGTCAAAAATGTCAGGTGCATCTGTAGAAGATCTAGGTGGACCTACTCCTGAAAACTATAAACCCGATGATGATTCGGCAAAGTTAAAAACACCAGGTGGTACTCTTAAGCAAGTTAAGGATATCGTAACTAAAGGTGCAAAACCAGCTGAAGGAGCAAAAGGTATGAAGGAAGAAGAAACCGAAATCGAAGGCGAAGTAGTTGCCGAAGACGAGCAAACTACTGAAGATGTTGTTTCAGAAGAAGAAACTACAACGGATGAAGTGGTAACTGAAGAAGAAACCACAGAAGATGAGGTTGTTGCTGAAGATAAGATTGATGTTGAGGAAGACCTTAACGCACTTATCGCTGGCGAAGAACTCTCAGAAGAATTTCAAGAGAAGGCACGTACTATTTTTGAAGCTGCTATTAAAACTAAAGTCGCAGAAATGACTGAATCTATTAAAGCACAGTACGAAGAAACTCTTGTAGAAGAAGTCAAGGCAATCAAGGAAGAACTCCAAGATAGATTGGATTCTTATCTTGAGTATGTCGCTGATGAGTGGGTATCTGAAAATGAACTCGCCATCGAGCACGGTCTTAAGACCGAGATGACTGAATCATTCCTTGAAGGAATGAAGAAACTTTTTGAAGATCATTATGTAACCATACCTGAAGAAAAATATGATGTCATCGAGAGCATGGTAGATAAACTTGATGAAATGGAGTCAAAACTCAACGAGCAAATCGATAAGAACGTTGCTCTAAACAAGAGATTGGCTGAGTCAACCGCTGACGTAATTTTTGCCGAAGTTACTGAAGGTCTAGCACAGACACAAAGGGATAAGCTCGCTACTCTAGCAGAAAATGTTGAGTTTGAAAGTGAAAACGGCTATCGTGAGAAGTTAGAAACGCTTAAGGAATCTTATTTCCCAAGCAAAACTAGCACTCCAAACAGTAAGTCTGAAAACTTGACTGAAGAGAGTGAAGCGACTGATTATCAGTCCAAAGCAGTATCCTCCACAATGGAAAGATACCTTCAGACAATGACCAGAGTTGCTAAAAAGTGATTTTTAAATCATAAATTCAAACAAAACTTTTTAAACTAAAGAGGTAAATTCAAATGCAAATGTTCAATGCTGAACAACTGCAGGAGAAGTGGGCACCAATTCTAGACCACGAAGGTTCAGATAAAATTCAGGATTCACATCGTAGAATGGTAACCGCAGTTCTCCTGGAGAACCAAGAGAAAGCACTAATGGAAGAGAGAGAATTCCTTTCAGAAGCGGCTCCTACAAATAGCACAGGATCTAATGCTGGTACTGCAGGTTTCTCTGCTAACGCAACTGCATCAGGACCTGTTGCAGGTTTCGACCCAGTTCTAATTTCATTAATTAGACGTGCAATGCCAAACTTGGTCGCTTATGACCTAGCAGGTGTTCAACCAATGAATGGTCCAACAGGACTTATCTTCGCAATGAGATCTAAGTTCACTTCAATGGATAGCACTAGTGAAGCACTATTCAACGAAGCAGATACAGCATTCTCTGCTGTTGGTGCTGGAGCAACCACAAGTGGTGTTGGTTCAGGATACACTCAGAACGAAGGTGCAAACACAGGAACTAACGTCGGTTTCGGTACTACACAAAGTGGTTCAGGCGGAAACCCTGCATTACTTAACCCAACTTCAGGTGCACCTGGTAATCAGTTTACTTACAAAACTGGTCGCGGTATGGACACCGAGAAGGCAGAAGCACTCGGAGATGGTAGTGGTCCTAACTTCAACGAAATGGCATTCTCAATCGAGAAAGTTACCGTTACTGCGAAGTCCAGAGCACTAAAGGCAGAGTACAGTTTAGAACTAGCACAAGACCTTAAAGCAATTCATGGATTGAATGCTGAGGCTGAGTTAGCAAACATTCTATCAACTGAGATTCTTGCTGAAATCAACAGAGAAGTTATTCGCTCAATTTACAAGGTTGCAGAAGCTGGTGCTCAAGCAAACGTTGCATCTGGTGGAACATTCGACTTAGACATCGACTCAAATGGTAGATGGTCAGTTGAGAAGTTCAAAGGACTTATCTTCCAGATTGAAAGAGACGCAAACGCAATCGCACAGAGAACTCGTCGTGGAAAGGGTAACATGATCCTATGTTCCGCAGACGTTGCTTCAGCTCTAACAATGGCTGGTGTACTTGATTACACTCCTGCACTAAATGCTAACCTTAACGTAGATGACACAGGCAACACATTTGCTGGTGTATTACAAGGTAAGTATAGAGTGTACATCGACCCATATTCTTCAAACGTATCTGCTGATCAGTACTACGTTGTTGGATACAAAGGTTCTTCACCTTATGACGCTGGATTATTCTACTGCCCATACGTTCCTCTACAGATGGTTCGTGCAGTGGGTCAGGATACATTCCAACCTAAGATTGGATTTAAGACAAGATACGGTCTTGTTGCTAACCCATTCGCAGAAGGTGATGTTACATCTCAAGGTCTTGGTAGACTTGCTATTAACTCAAACCGTTACTACAGAAGAGTTAGAGTTGCTAACCTCATGTAATTCAGACATTACATATTTTTCCAAAGGGGACTCATTGAGTCCTCTTTTTTTGTCTAAATAAAAATAAAAGTAGTATTACGATGAAACCAACTCCAAGACAATATCAAGAAGCGGTTGAACGCACGAAAAAGATTAAGGAACATCTTATTAAAGAAGGTTACGCAGAAAATGAAGAATCTGCAGAATCAATTATAATGGGTATGAGTGAACAGTGGTATAATTTAATTATTGACTAATGAAAGAATTTGATAAGTTTATTGAAGAGGCAGCTTCAAAAAGATGCCCTGCTGGACAGTATTACTGTTTTACAGATAAGAAGTGCAAGAAAATTCCGATGGGATACCACGTTGGTCGCAGAGGATATTTGGAGCATGATAAAGATGATGATACCAACGGTAAGAAGAATGGTAACGGAGGTAATGGAAATGGTAGCAATGGTGCTAATGGCAATGGCGGTAATGGAAATGGTGGTGGTAATGGTGGATCCAACGGTGGTGGTAATGGAGGAGGAGGCGAATAATGTCAAACTCAGGAGCACTTAGAAATCAAATAGGAAATAGGAACTTCCTTGCTCCTGTAGGGTTTAAGTTTAGTTTATCTAAATTTCCAAAGGTAGCGTTTTTCTCTAACACTGCTCGTATACCTGACATAACACTAGGAACCGCAATTCAGTCAACATACCTTAAGGATATTGATGTACCTGGTGAAAAGTTGACATATGGTGAATTAAATGTTAGATTCTTAGTAGACGAAAACCTCGAAAACTATATGAAAATCCACAACTGGTTGACTGGATTAGGATTTCCAGAATCAGGACAGGATTTTATTGATAAAACAACAAATGAAGATGGTATTCGAGACTTGAAAGAACAATTTAGTGATGGTAGTCTCCACATTTTAAACAGTAATTTTAATGATATTGCTGTTGTAAAATTCAGAGATTTATTTCCAATCTATCTTACATCCTTAGAATTTGATGCAACAGAGAGTGATATAAACTACTTCACAGCAGACGTTACATTCAAGTATACTATCTACGATATATTAAGTCCATCTGGAACACCCTTATGAATCTTGAACAAATTCAGGAGATGTGGGAGCGTGATGCAACCATTGATCCTGATAATCTACATAATGAGTCATTAAAAATACCCCAACTACACTCAAAATACTACACAGTTTATAATACAGTTACTCTGATGAGAGAGAAGGCAAGAACCTCTTACAACAGAGTAAAATTAGAAAGACATAATTTTTATACAGGAAAGGCACCAGCAGAGGTGTATGCAGAAGAACCATTTCCGTATAAGGTTAGAGAGAAAGATGCGATACAAAGGCATATGGAAGCAGATGAGAAGTTATCTAAGATTGATATGAAGATAAGATATTATGATGTCACACTTAAATTTTTAGAAGAGATTATTCGTAACATATCAGGTCGCACCTATCAAATTAAGAATGCAATTGAGTGGCAGAAGTTTCAAGCAGGATTCTAATGATAAAAGAACTCGTAAAACCAGAACATCAATTATTTCATCATCGAATTGATTCGTGTAGTTATAATTTAGATCGACATGAAATGTCGAAAATATTAATTGAAAATATGCTGCACTATAACGGTGTTGGTCTCTCTGCAAATCAAATTGGTATTTGGGAAAGAGTATTTTGTATGATAAGAGATATAGAACATAATGAAATAATAGTATGTTTTAATCCAAAAATTGTTAAATCATATGATGAATCTGTTTGGTTTGAAGAAGGGTGTTTATCCTTTCCAGGCAAAACTATAAATGTTTATCGACCAAAAAAGATTATTGTAAAGTATGAAGATGCTGACAAAAAAAGACATAAGATGAAGTTGGACGGACTTGCTTCAAGAGTTTTTCAACATGAATATGATCATATGGAGGGAATTGACTTTACTCAAAGATAAATAGGTAACGATGAATTGGAGAAAAATTGATGTTACCAATATTATTAGTAGTATCATCTACAATGTCAGAGATTAATCCATCTGATGTAGAGTTTCCTGTTAAAGAGTCAACCTCTCATGTAGAGATAACAGATGATCCTGTAAATATGGATGGGATTTGTGTTGCAACCAGTTTTACTGACTACGTTTGCTACTAAAAAATCAAGTATAAATAACTAAAATGATGGAGATGTCATGTCTCATTTGGTTATTTCAAAGAAAAATGAAGTGTATCTTTATGTTAAGTCAGAGATACATATTTACTATGAATTAGCGGATCAATTTACCTTTGAAGTGCCTGGTGCTCAGTTTTCACCAGCTTATAAAAAGAAATTTTGGGATGGGAAGATAAGATTATTTAATACACAGAACGGTCAAATATATGTTGGACTTTTAGATCGAGTCATACAATTCTGCAAAGATCACGGATATACATACGAATTTAAAGATAATAAACATTACGGAACTCCATTCGAAGTCAACCCGAATATCTCGCAGGAGGGTGTTAAGGACTATATGAATGCTATTTGTAGGCATTCACCCCGTTCTTATCAAGTAGAGGGAGTATACGACGCTCTAAGGCATAATAGAAAGTTGTTGATATCCCCAACTGCTTCGGGAAAGTCTCTGATGATATATTCGATTGTTCGATATTTTGTTGAGAAAGGTAAAAATACTCTGATAGTCGTTCCGACGACTTCCCTAGTAGAACAGATGTATAAAGACTTTGCAGACTATGGTTGGGACGTAGGTTCATGGTGTCATAAAATTTACGCAGGTAAAGAAAGAGAGACGGACTCTCAAGTAATTATTACTACTTGGCAATCAATCTACAAACTCCCCAGAAAATATTTTGAGCGTTTCTCTGTAGTGGTTGGGGATGAAGCTCACCAATTTAAATCAAAGTCATTAATATCTATAATGACGAAACTTGACAACGCAAAGTTTCGTTACGGTTTCACAGGAACTCTTGATGGAACGCAGACACACAAGTGGGTTCTTGAGGGATTGTTTGGACCTTCATACAAAATTATCAAGACAGATGAACTCATGAAGAAGGGACATCTTGCTAAACTGGACATCAATGTGCTTCTATTGAAACATCCACCGAATAAATTTGAAAACTTTGAAGAAGAAGTTCAATATATAATTGGTCATGATCGTCGAAATAACTTTATTAAAAATCTTGCTCTTGACCTCAAAGGTAATACATTAATACTGTTTGCCAGAGTTGAGAAGCATGGAGAACCTCTTTATGAATTGATAAATAATAGTAATATTATTGAGAGTCGAAATGTCTTTTTTATTCATGGTGGAGTGGACACCGAAGACAGAGAGAAAGTTCGAGCAATCACTGAGCAAGAGAATAATGCTATTATCGTTGCCTCGTACGGGACTTTCTCAACTGGGATTAATATCAAAAATTTACACAACGTAATTTTTGCATCACCATCTAAATCAAGAATTCGAAATTTACAATCAATTGGAAGAGTTCTTCGAAAAAGTGACAAGAAAACAAAAGCGACTCTATATGACATTGCCGATGATATTAGTTACAAATCAAAGAAAAATTATACTTTGAATCATTTGATTGAAAGAATTAAAATTTATAACCAAGAAAACTTTAATTATGATATAGTAAACATACCTCTAAAGAAATAATGGGAGAAGAGTTCTACAGCATAATCAAACTTATATCAGGTGAAGAAATCTTTGCCTTGATTTCGATTGACCACGATCAAGAAGATCCGATTGTAATTCTTCAAAACCCATTAGTAATGAAAATGATAAATTCTCCAAAAGGTAGTTATATTAAAGTTAATCGTTGGATTGAATTATCCTCTGATGATATTTTTATGATGAGACTTGATCGAATATTAACAATGACTGAGAGTAGAGATGCGAAGTTGATTGCGATATATGACAATTTTATTGAAGACGACGAAGCTGAAAGAACTGTTGATGTATCTCTACCAAGTCAAGAAGTTGAAATAACAAATACAATGGGATATGTATCTTCAGTAGAAGATGCTCGTAAAAAATTTGAAGAGATCTTTAAGATTAATCAAGAACCTAAAGAAAACTAATATATCCCTTTCAACCCTCACAAAGGGTATTGTACACATATTTGAACACCTTGTCAAGTATGTAAAGATTTACCTGACTTGTATAAATGAAATATTATGCTATAATGATTACAATAGACACGGAAAACCAATGCTATGCCTAGAAAAAAGTCAGAACACTATGTAAATAATAAGCAACTCTTAGAGGCACTTATTGTTTATAGAGCAAAAGTTGCCCATGCTAAAGAGAATGATTTACCAAAACCACGTATCACAAACTATCTCGGAGAATGTTTCTTAAAGATTGCGACACATTTGTCATATAAACCAAACTTTGTAAACTATATGTTTCGTGATGATATGATATCAGACGGGATTGAGAATTGTGTTCAGTATATTCATAACTTTGATCCTGAGAAATCTAAGAACCCTTTTGCTTATTTCACTCAAATTATTCACTATGCATTCCTGAGAAGAATTCAAAAGGAGAAAAAACAATTAGATATTAAAACAAAGATAATTGAAAAGACTGGTTATGATGAAGTGATGACCGTAGATGATAGTGCGATGTCTGGTAGTAGTTCTGATTATAATACAATTAA